ACAGTTTCTCTGCACCTTCTGCTTGACGTTTCTCTTCAACATTTTTTTTGTATGCCAATATTTCTGACATTTCAAACTCCCACGAAGCCTCGGCTTTACCGTCCACAAACCGAACAGTGCCGTCATCATTGTATATCATATCGGTAGGCCCGACATAGTGTGCTGTGAGATCATCGCAAACTTGAGATTCCATCAAAAGTTCATCTTCGTTTAAAGATAAAATTCCAGACGCATCGGAAATTGAAATTTTCATTATATTAATCCTTTAGTTAAAAAAGTGGGGGGAGAAAACTCCCCCCGTTCACATACTATATATTATGCCGCGTAGTTTCTTTCCTGTGCCGAGAGTACCGTAAACGTTTGTCCCTGCCCCGAGGTAATTGTAAAGTCCTGAGATACCCACTGTGCTTTGTCAGTTCCTACTGCACGAACCGTGACGGGAGTATCTGAAGCCAAAGGTCGATTTTCTCCATCGACTACTGCTGGCGTCACCCCAGGCTGATTGTTCGTCGAATAAGCAAATGTCCAAGCATACTCAGTTGCACCGTTTGCGGTTAATGCAGGAGTACCTACTCCCGAAGCAAGCGTACCCTGAATCTCCGTAGATGTAGCGTCCTGAACAATGATTGCATCGGGTGAATCTACAGGGTTAAATTGTAAATTTCCTGATGCGGCGGCGTCTGACGTAGCATATAGACCTTGATTAGCCAAATCATCAATAAATGTCACACTAATGGAGTCACTAACGCCGCTGTTAATACCTGTTGTTACTTCAAACACACCTTCTAGTCCAGCACCAGTAAATCCAGTAAACTTCAAATATGATCCCGTAGGTACGTCATACGTAAAGTTTCCTGCATCTCTAGTGATTGTGCCCACACCGGTAGCACCGCCTGACCAACTTAAAGTTTCAGCGTGTTGACGAGAGTATGTAAAGAACATTGTGAAAGAGGCGGCAGCATCTTGAAGCAAGAACCCACTGGTTCCACCGAAGGCGATTGTACCGTCGGAAAGAATTGGAAATACTCGCAAGACTCCTGTGTTGTCTCTTAAAGCAACATTGACAGTACTACCAGTAAAGTTGTAGAACAACACACCGGTGCCGTCAGTAACAGTTGCTCTGTCTAAGTTACCAACACCCCATGCCGCTGAAGAAGGAGTTAACAGATTTTTAGATTGCAGTGTAGAACCAACAAACTGAACCAAAGAATCAGATGTCTGACCAAGTTGAGTCCCCGCAGTTCCGCCTTCAATATCAAGATCAAAATCGATAGTCCCAGATTGACGCAATTGATACTGTACCCAAGAATATAATTCTTTCAGAGTCAATTGACCATTAAGAGAACTACCATCACGAGCATTAATAGTAACACCAAATTGGGAATTTGCGTTAGATAAATCAGTTGAGAAATAATCACCTGATGCTTGATCTAAGTTGTGATAGATAATGTGTGGACCATTAACGAAACGAATATCGTCAGTATTGACCAAATCAGTAGTAGGAGCTTTGTCAACAACTACACTCACGCCTGCATTGATCGACACGACTCTTGTATTTGCTTGTAACTTTTCGTTACCCCCATCTTGTATACTGTAAACGTATGATCCTGCAATAATGCCTGTAGTAGTAGTAACATTAATTGTTGTGCCAACACTAGTAGCATCTGCGGTTGTAGCAACAACAACTGCATCGTACTTTCCACCAGCACCCTGCGCCGCTTCGATTTCTACGTCTGTAGAAGTTGCGGCAGTACCCGCTGCGTCCAAGTAATCAAGGTCACCTCCTTCACTCAATGGGAAACGATATACTTGGAAGTTAATGTTACCAGCGCCAGTACCACCAGCATCTGGAATACCAATATCTGGAGTAGCAGACTTACCGTATGTTTTGCCTTCTGTTCTAATGAAAAGAGAAAGAACTTGATTAGTAAAATCACCCGCATCGTTGACAGCATCGTCTACTAAGACTGCTTCGTTAACTGGACCCAAAAAGTCAAAGTTAACAGGAGTTGTCCAAGTTTCAGCAGAGGTGTCGTAGAATGCGTAGTAAACCCTATCACCAAAGAGTAATACTTCGTTACCATCAAAATCACCACCATGGGCAGCACTTAAAGTAATTTGAGTTGGACTGTCAATACTTACAACTTTCGTATCTGCTGGAATAGTACCAGTACCAGACTGAACCCTTGCTTCCATACCTACTGTAATACCAGTAGTAGAGTCCATCACTAATGTTGCATCTGCAACAGCATCAGCACCAGCGCCGAGAGTTACTGTGTCAATCGTACCCAGAGAGATGATACCAGTATATTTGGGTCCATCTACTGCGCCAGTATCCAGTTCCTGCCAACCAGCATCTCGTAATAATTTACGTGCAGTGTTGTCAAGCATAGTCCAACCGAACGAGAATTCAAACTGCTCAGGAGTAATTGCTACGAGAGGGAAAGGATATTCAATCAGGTGATTGATTACTGTGAAAACTGTAGTAGCGTCTGTGGGCGTCGATGGGTTTTGGTCAATAACCATTGCCGAATCAGTAACAGATAAAACCGTTGCTTCACCACCAGTCAATGCACCAGTACCACTTGCAATTTGTACTTTCATTCCAGGCAGAATATCAAGCGAGTTACCAGCAATAGTTGCTTCACCTGTGCCTGTCACTGAACCTGAAGTAGAAACAAATACCGTTCCTACAGTACTGTCTGGTGCACCAAAATCTGTCCACACTGTGTTACCAGCGGTTTTAATTCTGACTTTTTGTCCTGCTGTGATTGATGCTGCCGCAATTGTGACATCGTCAAAGGTAATAGTCGTTTGATTTGCCGATGGTGTGTCGATGCTCTCACCTGCAGTAGATGTTTGGAAGTCAGTAACACGCCAAACGTTTTTGAGATAAGAGTATAGTGCTTGTAAAGAAACACCGTCGTCTGATAATTGGTTTCCAGTCGTAGTTTTTACAAGATTAATATCTCTATCATCTGTATCAATTACAACTTCTGATCGATATAATCGACCTCCGCTAGTAATCTTTGCCATTTATAATTTCCTCGTTTTTAAATTAATCAAATATACATGACAAAGAAAGTAAATATTACGTTTATTTATAAGAATTAATCTGCACTGTATGTATAAGTTGCACGATCATTCCAAGTTTTATCAAAGTCTGCTGTTCCGTTTGCCCAGAGAATGTCTAGGTCACCGTCTGCACCAAACTCATAGATTCGTTTGATTCTCCAGATAGACTGCCCTTTTGTGGTGCCAGGCACTGCTTCACCCACATAGGTGAATCCGTCATCCGGTTCTTCGTCTACTAGTTTATCGTATTGCACTTCTAAGTCTGCCTTTAGTCTATCAAGAATACTCAGAAAGGACTGAGCGACAAATTTCTTTTTGGTCGGATCATATATAAGAACCGCATCGTCTACTAGACTTGTTATTGCCGCCTTGTCTACATCTGCATTGTCTACGATTTTATATGAACCACCGCCACCAATAGTACTTAACGAACGATTAATTTGTTGAATCTGTTTTTCTAGATTCTTATTAACAGTGTCTTTATTTTCTGTTAACTGCTTGTTAAATCCTTCTAAAGCATCTTCAAATCGTTCTTTGTAATCTGGTCCGGCAGGACCTTGTGGTCCTTGTTCGCCACGATCTCCCCGTTCGCCCTTTTCTCCACGAACTCCAGGATCTCCTTTGTCTCCTTTGAGACCCTGTATTCCTTGGTCCCCTTGTAACCCCACGTCTCCCTTTGAACCAGCAACGCCTTGAGCGCCATCTTTGCCCCGCTCACCAGTTTTTCCAGTGTCTCCTTTGGCTCCGGTCTTTCCTGTATCACCTGTTAGTCCCCTTTCACCTTGCGAACCAGTTTCGCCCACAGGTCCGATATCGCCCTTATCGCCTTTGAGTCCTTGAAGACCTTGTAATCCCTGTTCTCCAGTCTCGCCCTTTTCGCCTCTATCACCGTCTTTGCCATCAACGCCGTCACGTCCGGATTCTCCGTCAGCACCGGCAGTTCCGGTTTCACCTTGAAATCCTCTTGCACCTTGTGGTCCACGTTCGCCACGATCTCCTTTCTCTCCATCAAGACCCTGAAGCCCGCGCATGGTCTCAACTTCATTAATGATCTCAAACCACTTATTTTCTAATTGCTCTACTGTTTTTTTAGTATGCGCTATAGCAAAGGCTGTAGTAATACCAGGACCAATCTTACTCATTAAGCTTACTCATATACCTAGTCATCTCTTCAATCAATTCATCTTCAACTGTAGGTATATATGCTTCTTCTTTCTTTTCCTTTTTCTTCTTAGCGTCTTCTGCATCCTTCTGACGCTCTGCCTCACTCTTAGGCTCTACCACCTGCACTGGTGTAGGCTCAGGAGGCGCGTTCTTTGCTTCAGCTTCAGCAGCAGCTTCTTCTTCAGGATCTGGAATATCACCAGCAGAAATCTCTTTGTCAATATCTTTCTGCATTTTTTCAATGTCATCATCAGTAAACATAAGAACGTTTCGCATGACCCAATCTTTACTGAAGTATTCACCTACATACTGAGTGACTTCGTTCATCAACCCAACACGATTCTGAAGAATCTCTGCGTCTTTTAATTCTGCAAAATGATTGTCTTTAATGTAATCAACATAGATATCGTCTTTCCATTCTTCCCAATCTTGAGCAGTAATGATACCTTTGAGGATCAACTGCTTCTTGAGAATACCTAGAAACACGTTACCGAACCTACGACGAAGCCTATCAATAAACTTCTGAAACTTTACTTCGTCTCGTGAGATTTCTGTTGAACGACCCAAAGAAAACTGGGCTTCTTGCTCTAACCTATTGACAGGCACATTCAAACTGCGATATAATCTCTTTTGGAAATATACAACATCGTCTATCTGCCCTAGATTATCACCACCCGGCAATGTCTCGATCTGTGTACCACGACCATTTTCTCGTCTAGGTAACCAGAAGTCTTCAAGCATAGACATATGCTTTCGATCATCTTTGATCTGCCCAGTAGACGCATCATAGACCAGTTTGTTACGATACTTGGTCATGATATCTTTCATGTATTGATCAGCCTTACCACGAGGCAAGCTACCAACATCAATATAAAAGATACGTCTTTCGGGTGCTCGTGCTAAACGATAGATGACCAACGAGTCTTCCATCATTCGCAACTGATTGATAGGCTTTAATGCTTTATGTAAGTGTGATATAACTTTCTTTTTGGATTCGTCTAGCAAGCCAGAAGTTACATAACTAATCGCATCAGTAGACATCTTAACACCTTGAACGGTGTTGCTTCCTGGCTTCTCTTCATAGATGTAGTATTCTTCAATATTATCTACAATTTTAACACCCGTCTTAGGATCTTTCTTGTACTTGACTTCACGAACCTTACGGATCTTAGCTGAGTCAATGTGTCGAATCTCTTGAATACCAGCTTTGGTATTAGCTTCGTTGACTAGAAGATGATGGACAACTCGACCATCAATATACCACGACCTATAAATGTCGTGCCCTAAATCATTGAACTTAAGAAGCCCAACAATGTTATCAAACTCTTCTTGAATCTGATCTTTAATTTTCTTGGGTGCTTCAATCTCATCTAGCTTCAGTTCTACCGAAGATTCTAATTCTGAAGCGACGATAGATTCACTGACAATTTCATCAATAGCCATATCCACTTCAGGATTCATGGACACACCACGATAGCGCATTATAAGTTGTGCGTTATCTTTCGATTGATCACCATCTAAATTAATATATTGCCCATATGCACCAGCACCAGTACTGATATACCCTGCGGCATCAGCATCAGTAGGAGGCACAATAGAAGGGAGCATTTTCTGCTCTACTTTCTTAGACCGTTTTAATTCAAATCCAAATAATTTGAGTAATGCGTTATCGTTGTCTGCCATTCTTTTTCCTAATAATAATAACAAGGGTGCCCGTAGACACCCTGTTATTTAGTCTACTATTAACTAGTAGTATTTGACTCCCAATACTGGTAAGTGAACACTACATCGAATGTTTCGACTTCACCACCACCATCATATGTTAATCCAATATCACCAACAGATGTTGGAAAAGCACCACGAATGTTATACCGCTTGATTACAGACTCATCACGATCTAATTGATCAATGATAAGATCCGTTTGATAATCAACAGGATTAGTGATACCAGTGTTGGCTGAGTGACCGTTAATGCCATTCATCCAACGTTCCATAGAATCACGAACTTCAAAACCGGTATCATTTAAGATAGTGACGGTCCATGGTTCGAAAGTTCTATCACCTGCAACATTCAGAATTCTGCCTCTGAATGGTACAGGAGTTGCTTCAACAGTTGAAGCGGGTAACTGCGCTGCACGACACATGAAAGATGTTAATTCAACATCTCCAGAGGCGTATGCAGGAAAGTTAATGGTTGCTTTGAACAAATTTGGTCTAGCACCACCACCCCGCAGTTTTGATTTAAAGTCATCGACTCCTAAAATTGCCATTACTTATTTCTCCTTGTGGTGTTAAGCCAG